TGGTCCAAAACTGGACTTCTTGAAGGTCTTGGCTCTGAGACTGATAAGAACAACATGTCAATGATTCTTGAAAATCAAGCTAAGCAATTAGTTCAAGAATCTTCATTGTCAGGTGGAGGAACTGCCGGTGGTAGCTTTACTTCACAAACTGCTGTTAACCCAGGAGAACAATGGGCTGGGGTAGCTCTACCATTGGTAAGAAAAGTATTTGGTCAAATTGCTGCTAAAGAATTTGTCTCGGTACAACCTATGAATTTACCTTCAGGCCTAGTATTCTATTTAGATTTCCAATATGGAACTACTAAAGGTGCTGGTGGAGACTCAGATTTCACTTCTGGTACTTCTATGTATGGAGACAGAGATGGAAACCAACCTTTTGGTAACGGTGCCACAGGTGGTACTTATGGTGCTGGTAGATTTGGATATTCTATCAATGGTACGGGTTCATTAGTAGCACAGGCTGCAGCTTCATCTTCAGCTGGATGGTCAGACCTAAATTATGATGCTACTTTTTCTGCATCTGCTATTGCTAATGAATTCCTTATTGTATCTGTACCTACTTCATCATTAGCTAATTTGGATACAGAAGCAATTAGATCTTTCCAACTATTTTCAGGTAGTACAAACTTTACTGCTACTGGTAATACAGCTGCATTTACTAGACTATCTGGTGCTAATATTATTTTCGTAGTTACGGAATCTATTCACGCTGCTAGTGGTAATGCTGCAAATGGTGTAGGTAATGTTTACATTTCTTACTCACTTGCTCCAGTGGATAATAAAAGAGGTGATTTTGAGGATAAAAATACTCAACTTAATTCACTTAATAACCCTATTAAGATCCCTGAAATTAATGTACAAATGCAATCGTCCGCGATTGTTGCTAAAACACGTAAGCTAAAAGCTGTATGGACTCCTGAGTTCGCACAAGACTTAAACGCTTATCACGCATTGGATGCTGAAGCTGAATTAACTTCTGTCATGAGTGAGTACATCTCATTAGAGATTGATCTTGAAATTCTTGACATGTTAATTGAATCGGCTGCCGCTGGTACTGAAATTTGGAGTGCTAGAAATAACAGATCCATTGTAGATTCTGGTACTGGTACTGATGGTACTATTACTGATCTTGGTTTTTATAATAGTCAAGGACAGTGGTTCCAAACTTTAGGTACTAAAATCCAGAAAATTAGTAACCAAATTCATCAAAGAACTCTTAGAGGTGGTGCTAACTTCCTTGTATGTTCTCCTACAGTTGCTACTATCTTGGAATCAATCCCAGGATTTGCCGCTGATAGTAATGGTGATGCCGCTCAAATGACCTATGCCTTTGGTGTTCAAAGAGTGGGTGCATTAAATGGTAGATATAAGGTTTATAAAAATCCTTATATGACTGAAAACACTATCCTATTAGGATTCCGTGGTACTCAATTCTTGGAATCAGGTGCTGTATTTGCTCCATACATTCCATTAATTATGACTCCTCTAGTGTATGATCCAGAAACATTTACACCACGTAAAGGTCTCTTGACTCGTTACGCTAAGAAGGTAGTTAGACCAGAATTCTATGGTAAGATTTTCTGTTCTGCGTTGAACACTATTTAATAGTTTTTTAACCTAATTTAAGGGGGGTGCCGTAAGGCACCCCTTTTTTTTTGTATTTATAATCGTAATTATTTTATTAACCCTTAAAAATTTCTTTTATGTCCGAAGTGTTAATTGCGCAAAAAAGAAGACCAAAAAATCCAATTAAATTTAAAATACAATTAAACGAAGAACAGAAAAAAGCAAAAGAAATAATATTAAGTAATACACTTACACTCCTAGCGGGGTCTGCAGGTTCGGGAAAAACTTTTTTAGCCTGCCAAGTAGCCTTAGATGGTTTATTTTCTCGTAAATACGAAAGAGTTATAATTACTAGACCTACAGTTTCTAAAGAAGATATAGGTTTCTTACCAGGTGCATTAAGAGAAAAAATGGATCCATGGTTACAACCTATTTATGAAAACATGTACGCTTTATATGATAAAGATAAGATTCAAAAATGTTTAGCAGATGATATTATAAAAATAGTTCCTTTAAGTTTTATGAGAGGTAATACTTTTATGAATTCAATTGTTATAGTAGACGAAGCTCAAAACGTAACTCACACCCAAATGGAAATGGTAGTAACCAGAATTGGACTTAATTCTAAAATGATGGTTTGTGGTGATAAAAAACAAATAGATTTAAAAAGAAAAATGGATTCAGGATTTAATTTTTTATATAAGGCTAGCAATCAAATAAATGGATTAGCATCTGTGGAATTAACTACTAATCATAGAAGTCCCATAGTAGAGGATTTAGTGGATTTTTACACTGACGCTCATAAAAATGGACTATTAAAAAGTTAATATTTATAAATAAAACATGGCTAATATTCCCATATATCCTGGTAGTTCCTCATTTTTCCCAGGTGATACTCCATTTGCATTTTATGATAATGATTTACAATTTCAAGAAGATGCGGATAAAGTAACTACTTTTTGTGCAAGAAGATTAGGTTATCCTATAGTTGAAGTAGAACTGCAGGATATAAATTTTTATGCTGCATTTGAGGAAGCAATAACTACATATGGGAATGAGGTTTATGCTTATAAAGTTAGACAGGATTATTTAACTCTAGAGGGTGGACCTACTGGTTCTAATTTTAATAATACTTTAATAACACCCAATATGGGTACTATAGTTAGGTTATCTGAACAATATGGAGAGGAAGCCGGATCAGGTGGTAATGTAACTTGGAGAACGGGTTCATTAGCCCTACAAAAAAATGTACAAAGATATGACCTAAATGCCTGGGCAGCACAAAGTGCATCATTAGGTACTAATGATTCTATAGAAATAAAAAGAATTTTCTATTACCCAGATCCTGCAGTAGTTAGATATTTTGATCCCTATGCATCTTCGGGAATGGGTTTTAACAGTATGATGGATAGTTTTGGTTTTGGTAGTTTTTCTCCTTCTATTAACTTTATGTTAATGCCACTTAATTTTGATTTACAAAGATTACAGGCTATTGAAATGAATGATCAGGTTAGAAAATCTAATTATTCATTTGAGTTAATAAATAACCAGTTAAAAATATTTCCTATTCCCGGGGCTGATGGAGAAAAATTATATTTTGAATATATAAAAACCCAAGATAGGTATTCTTCATCATTTAATAATAGCTATGGAGGAGTTACTAATGTATCTAATGTGCCATATACTAATCCTTCATATCAACTAATTAATTCTGTAGGCAGGAGTTGGATTTTTGAATACACATTAGCTCTATGTAAGGAAATGCTGGGGTATGTAAGGGGTAAATTTTCTACTGTTCCCATACCCGATTCAGAAGTTACTTTAAATCAATCGGATTTAATTGCAGCCGCTACAGCTGAAAAAACAGCATTAATAGAAAGATTAAGGGGATATTTAGAGGAAACCTCTAGGGAAGAATAGGGAATTAATGGGTAATATAATTACCCAACAAGCTTCTTTTTTTGTACATAGACTAGAAGAAACTAAGGTTAATATGTATGGAGAAGCTACAGGTGGTTACTTTTTTGAAGGACCTTATTTATTCAATTGTCTTATACAAAGAACTCCTCAAACTTTCCAAGAAACGGATATGATATTGGATACTCAGTATGAGGTAACATTTAGATTCCTTAGGGATGATTTAGTGGATGCTAATGTAGTTCCTAAAGTAGGTGATTATATAATGTATGAAGATAATTACCACATTATTAATGATGCATACTCCAATCAATATTTTGTAGGGAAAAATCCAGATTATCCAAATGAAAAAAATCCATTAAACCCAGGTTTAGCTAATTTTGGTAATAATTTATCAGTAATTTGTATAACTAATATAGTACCAGCTGATAGATTAGGTATAACGCAAGAAAGATATCAACAATAATGCCTAAAGAATATAAAAAACCTATACCACCCCGTCAACGGGAATTATCTAAAAGACTTCAAACTCCTTTTAAGGATAGTGAGGGTATGTTTGATAGAGGAAATCCTAATGATTTTAGGTATGATAATTTAAATAGGGGCAACCAGGTATCTTTTAAGGGGGATGATGTTCAACCTTTTTCTATAGGTATTAAGGATGTAGATGAAGCCATACTTTTCTACATGAAAAATATAATTAAACCTACTGTAATTCAAAATGGTTCAAAATTAGAAGTACCCGTGTTATATGGTGATTCTGAAAGATGGAACCAAATTCAAAAATTAGGTTATTTGAGAGATGGAGAGGATAAACCCATGTTACCTCTTATATTATTTAAAAGAACTAATTTAACTAAGGAAAGATTTACATCTAAAATAGATGCTAATAGTCCTAATAATATCCAAGTTTTTACTAAAACTTATAACCAGAAAAATGCATATAGTAACTTTGATGTTTTAAATAGAAATTTTCCTCAAAAACAGTATTATGTAACAGTAGTACCGGATTATGTTACTTTAGATTATGAGGTTATTATATCCACATATTTTGTAGAACAAAATAATAAAATTATAGAGGCTATGAATTACGCCTCTGATTCATATTGGGGAGATCCCGAAAGATTTAAATTTAGGGCAAGAATAGATAGCTTTGCTACTAATACTGATATTCCATTAGGGGCGGAAAGAATAGTAAAAACTTCTTTTTCTATAAAACTATATGGTTATATTATACCAGATACGTATTTAAGGGATATAAATGCCGCTAAGAAATTTAATGCAAAAACCCAAGTGTTAATTACTACTGAAACCGAAATACCTAGGGATAACACTAGAGACATTAATGAACGTATTTATAATAAAAAACTATAATAAATGGCTAAAAAGTTAATATCGGCTAGTATAGCCACTGCACAAACTATTGAAGCGGGTCATGTATCACAATCTATTAAAGCTCTTACAGGTACGGAAGCCTATGATATTACAATATCAGGTTCCTTAACTGTTACGGGATCTATTTTAAATAATGGATCCATAACATCAACAACTGGAAATTTTGGGGCGGGAGGAATAACTATAAATAGTAACACTATAGATTTTTCTACACCTAACTTAAGAATAAAAAATACAGGTTTAAACGTATTTGGAGGTCCACTAACTGGTTCTATTATAAGTGCAAGTGGTGATTTAAGGGCTGGTAAACTTTTCATAGATGAAAAATCAGCTATAGACACTTATGTAAGTAGTTTAACCGAATTAACTCTTAATCCTGATGCCACATGGGATGCTATACGACTACATCGAGATGGTAGTCCTAAACCTATTAATTTAAATGGTGATATAACTGCATCTGGTAATATAGAATTTACCGGTAATGTAAGTGGTAGTATTAATTCTTCATATTTTGGAGATGAATATAATGCCCATGGTGGTGATGCAAATTCAGGATTTACTTTACTATCTTTAGGAAGTAAACCTAGTATATTTGCTTCAGGAGCTTCTCTTGAAATAGGTAATGCTACCAATTCAACGCAAACAGGTATACATTTAGTAGGAGAAGTAACAGCATCTAGTAACATAAGTGCAAGTGGTGATTTAATAGGAGGTGGATTAAATGTAGTAGGAATAAGTAGAATGTCCAGTTCAGCTTCTCCATCTATAGTATCTGTATTAACTGAAAATGATACTCATCCATTTATAACGGGTGTAACCACCACCGGTCCTAACTTTAGAATGAATTTAGCAGATGCTGATTCATCTGGTAGTGCTTATATGGCCTTTGGTAGACAAACAGGTAATTTTGGGGGTACAGGATTTACAGCTCACTATGCAACTGGTTCCAATGCTTCTGAAGGCGAAATAATAATGTCTATAGGAAAAAATGGACAACTAGGTCAAATACAAGATAGATTTATAGTTCAGTCTGAACCTGGACCCATAGGGTCTAATACTTTCTCTGAGTTAAGTCTATTAGCTGGTACTCATACAGATAATAGAAGAGTGGTGCAAATGGTGGTTCAAAATGGAACAAGCGATTTTGCTGATGTTACTGTAGGAAACCAGGATACGGCTACAGGTTTCAAAAAGCATGTTTTAATGACTCATGCATTGGGTACTTCTGCCTCTATTGCTGGATTTGCATCATCATCTATGAATACTGGATCTACGGCTAGAAACTTTAATGCTAATTCTATTCCTTTTGGGATTGTAGCTGGGGGGCCTACTAGTGCTGATTTAGTAGATACTGTATTTTTTATTGATAGAGGAGGTACATTTGGAAGATCTACCCCTATTACTGCATCTTTGGAAATCTCAAGAGGTGGTAGCATTAGTATGGAAGGTGGTATAACAGCATCAGGTACGGGATTATTTCAAGCAGGTAAACCTATTAAAACACATACAACTTCTCCTATTTCTGCATCTTTAGCCAATGCTGGATTTTATCATATAGTTGGTGGTGGATTAACAGCTTCTATAGTTTTAGATAGTACTGCCCCTATAGGAGCGGAATATGAATTTTTTCAAACATCATCAGTAGGTCAGTTTTTATTTGAATCGGCTTCGGGTACAACAGTAATATCCAAAAATAATAATTTAAAATTATCAGGATTAGGATCTGCAG